ATGCAGGATCTTTTACTTCTCCTGATACTGATTATACAGCAACTGATTTTGATAATGTATTATTTGAAGTAAAAACGATTCCAACTACCACTACATTTACTATTACCATGCCTACAGCGGAAACAGGTACAGGAGCCACGAATGACGGAACCTTAGATCCTTTACCTTATATTGCAATAGGTCCTTTGATACAAACACCTGCTTATGGATGGGGTGCAGGACGATGGGGTGCTTCTACTTGGGGTACGCCAAGAACCACTTCTAATGCTTTATTAGATCCAGGTATATGGTCTTTAGATAATTATGGTCAAATATTAATTGCAACCGTACATAATGGAAGATCTTTTCAATGGACTCCTATTGCAGGAGACCCTAATGCTTTAATTACTAGAGCTTCTACGATTACAGGATGTCCTACTAAATCCTATATGTCTATTGTATCTGATAGGGATAGGCATTTAGTGTTATTGGGAACCGAAACAACTATTGGAAATCCTGCTACTCAAGATAAAATGTTTATTCGTTTTTCTGACCAAGAAAACATTAATGTATATGAACCTACTTCGGTAAATACAGCTGGAACTTTTAGAATTGACTCTGGTACAGAAATTAGAGCAGCTTCTAAAGGTAAAGATTATACTTTTATAACTACGGATAGTGCAGCTTATATTATGCAATTTATTGGAACTCCTTTTACATTTTCTATTAGACAAGTAGGATCTAATTGTGGATGTATTGGACAAAACGCATCAGTATTCGTAGACACAACTGTATATTGGATGAGTGATGAAGGAGGTTTTTTTCTTTATGATGGATCTGTTAAAAAATTACCATGTTTAGTAGAAGACTTTGTTTTTAAAACGTTAAACGGATCTCCTGGTATTAATTATAATGCTGGCCAACAAGTATATGCCGCACATAATAGTTTATTTTCAGAAATTATCTGGTTTTATCCTAGTGCTACATCTAACTTTGTAGATAGAATGGTGTGCTATAATTACCAAGAACAAGTATGGACGACAGGCTCTTTAGCAAGAACTTCTTATACAGATAAAGTTATTTTTGATAAGCCCTACGCTACTAAATTTACTTCTAATAGTACACCTACCTATCCTGTTGTAAATGGAATTAGTGCTTCTCAAGGATCTAGTGTTTATTATGCACAAGAAACAGGAGTCAATGAAGTAGCTTACAATGGTGCTATTACAGCTATTCCAGCCTATATTGAATCAGGAGATTTTGATTTAGATGTAGATGGTAATGGAGGAGAATACTTTATTAAAATGAGAAGATTTATACCTGATTTTAAAGTATTAGATGGTAATGCTAAAATAACATTAAGTTTAAGAGATTACCCATCTAACACAGCAGTTCCTACGTCATTTACAATAGATGCTAATACCACTAAAGTAGACACAAGAATAAGAGCTAGATTAGCAGCACTTAAAATTGAAAATACAGCAGTTAATGAAAATTGGAGATTAGGATTATTTAGATTTGATTTTCAACCAGACGGTAGAAGATAATGGCAAAAATTACAGCATATATACCAGAACCAAAAGTAGAATACCAAGTAGAAAACCAAAGACAAATTGTAGCTGCTTTAGATACAATTAAGAATCAATTAAATTTTTCTTTTCAAGAAGAATTAAAACAAGAATTAGAACGATTAACTTGGTATATGATACCAGGGAGTAAATGCTAATGTCTTGTAATAATGTAAACACAACAGGATCAACAACTCCATCCTCTGCTGAAATAGATTTTTATCTTGCGGTAGCAAAAGGAGATTTTACTGGTTATTCTAATGTAAGTAAATTTGGATATAACCCAACTGTTGGATCTGGTAATTATGAAAGTATTTGGGAAGGCTCTAATGCTTATCCTTGGATGAGTGCAGCAGACCAATTAGAAGTTTTAAGCTCCGATACAGATGATACATCAGCTGGAACGGGAGCAAGAACAGTTGAACTACAAGGTTTAGATTCTAGTTGGAATGTATTAACAGAGACAGTAACTATGAATGGTACAAGTGCTGTTACAACTACTGGATCTTTTTTAAGAATCTTTAGAGCAAGAGTAGTGACCGCTGGAAGTTCTGGAAGAAATGAAGGAACCATTACTATCCGAGATCAAGATACATCTACTACAAGAGCATTAATTACTAATGGTGCAACAGATGGAAATGGTCAAACTTTAATGGCAGTTTATACTATCCCTGCAGGAAAAACTGGATATATTATAAACATAAATATATCTTCTAAGAAAGATCAAGAACAAACATATAGGTTGATGGCTAGAGATAATACAGTTGCAAATGCAGCTTGGAATGTAAAAGAATTTTTAACAGGTAGAGGTGGATTTTCAGATTGGAGAAAATACGCTATAAACAAAGCAACAGAAAAAACAGATTTAGATTTTCAAGTGATATCTAATTCTACGTCAGCGGCAGCAGGAGGTTTTGAGTTAATACTCATAGATAATTAATGGCAAACTATTATAAAAATGCGTTTTACGCTCCAACAACTACTTCAGTAACTTCGGTGTATACAGCACCTAGTAATGCTAGAGCTATAATACAAAACATACAAGTTACTAACGAAAGTGGTTCTAAAATATTTAAAACAAGTATTACTGATAGTTCAAATACGTCAACAATACAAATCGCATACGCTTCTATAACAGGACCTACTATATGTAACGTAGCTAAAGGACCAATAGTTCTTGAAGAAAGTGATGTATTAAAAATGGAAACTTCTACTACAAACGCCATAACGGCTGTAGTTTCAATATTAGAAATTAGCAGAGACGATCAAAATGGCTAAGAAAAAAGGTAACATAGGAGTTTTACAGTTTATAAAACAAACTAAGAAAAAAAGACCAGGACAGATAAGAAAAAAATGGGGACCTAAAAGAAAAAAACTTAAGGCTTATCGTGGACAAGGTAATTAAATTAGAGTATAAATTTATATGTCACAAAAAACAGTAATAATTAATGGTCAAGAAATACCAGTTGTTCCTGCTAAAGCTGAGGAAGAAATAAAAAATAAAAGAACAGGTAAAGTATATGTTAGTAAAGATGATTTTGATTCTGATGTTGCTAATCCCAATACTGACACTGTGGCTTCTGATCTACAAATCAATCAAAAAATAACAGTTGCATCTCTTCAAGTTTTTGGTAAAACCGAGTAATGAAACCTTACGGCGGAACCGAAATTCAATTTGATTATTTAAAAAAACACGTTTCATTTAGTTTAATTGAATCTGTTCAAATTACTACTTCTATACCTGAAAAAATTCCTTTAGATCCAGTTAAATCTAACATACTTTGGATTAAAAATTCTTACGATCAAGCTAATTTAGAACCTTGGTTTAGAAATAAAGAAAATCATAAAAAATATGATTGGTATGTTTTTAATAGTCATTGGACATTTGAGAAATATAGGTATTTTTTTAATATACCTGAAGATAGATCTACAGTTATTAAAAACGGAATTGATTATGAAGAATTAAAATTAAAAGAAGATTTTGCTCCTAAAACTAAATTAAAAATGTGTTACATCTCTACTCCTTGGAGAGGTTTAGAAATTGTTTTAGCTGCTATGGAAGCTATTAAAGATCCTGATATAACTTTAGATGTTTATTCAAGCACAATTATTTATGGACAAAATTTTTACAACCATAACGATAAACAATATGAAAAACTTTATGAAAAAGCCAAATCATTACCTAATGTAAATTTTAAAGGTTATTGTCCACACGCTGAATTAGTTAGTAAGTTAAAAGAATACGATGTTAATTGTTTTCCTAGTATTTGGGAAGAAACTTTTTGCATATCTGCTATGGAATCATTAGCGGCTGGTCAACTATTGATAACTACAGATCTTGGCGCTTTACCAGAAACTTGTGCAGAATTTCCTATTTATATACCCTACACTTCTAATAAAGCTAAACTAACTATTCAATTATCTGAATGTATTTTACAAGCAAAAGAAATGTTTAAAACAGATTTATCTTGGGGTTTAAAATTTCAACAAGAATATTATAAAAGATTTTATGATTGGAAAATTATAGGTAATTTTTGGAATGATTTTTTAAAAGGAGCTTTATATGTTAAACGAAATGAAAAATAAACATTTAATGGTTTGTACTCCTGTACACTCTGAAGTATCTATTCATTATATGAAAGCTTGTTTAGATTTACAAAAAGAATGTATTTTAAATAAAATAAAAGTTACCTTTCAAATTCTTAAATCATCTTTAGTCACACAAGGAAGAAATTTATGTGTATCTTCTTTTATGAACAGTGATGCAGATCGTATGTTATTTATTGATAGCGACATTGATTTTACTACAAGATCAGTTTTTAGATTATTTAATTCTCCTTATGATGTAAGTTTGATACCTTATCCAATGAAGACTATAAGTGAACAACAATTTAGAAAAGATGTAAAAAATAGACCAGATGACTTACCAAATAGTTACGGAAGTATTTTTCCTATTTCTGTTAGAGATCCTGAAAAAGTTGAACCTAAAGATGGTTTTATTGAAATAACTAAAGGACCTACAGGTATGATGATGATAAAAAGAAATGTATTTGAAAAATTAGAGAAAGAGTATAAAGAGTTTAATATCATACAACATACTATGATTAATGGAGAAATGGTTGAAAGACCGCATTATTTTAATTTTTTTGATTCTTATTACAGTCCAAAAACTAAAACATATACTGGTGAAGATTTTTACTTTTGTAAGTTATGGACCTCTATGGGTGGCAAAATATATGCTTTAATTGATGAAGATATAAGCCATGTTGGTGAATATCATTATAAAGGCAAGTTCAAAAACCACCTTATAAAGGTTGACTGATATTGATGAATACTCTCATATAAGTTAAAATACCATAATAACTAGTTAAAAATTATTATGGATCCATTTACAATAGCACTTGCAACTTTTGGTATTCAAAAGTTAAGAGGTAAATCAACAAATAGAGCATTAAGAGACGCTGCACTTGCAGGCGGAATAGGACAATTTGCAGGTATGGCAGGTATAGGTCCTTTTCAATCCTTTGGACAAGCTTCAATACCAGGAATGACAGCAAGTCCTGTTGGTGGAACAGCTAATATGACATTTGGACAACAAGTAGCACAAGTTCCACAAAATATATCAGGCGGAATAAAAAGATTGGTTGGGGAAAAAGATGTTATTAATAAAGCAACAGGAGCAGTTACAAAAGAAGGTTCTGGATTTTTAGGTATGTCACCTGGAGCACAATTAGGTTTGGGGTTAGGAGCCGCAACTTTATTAGAAGGTGAAGAACCAGCACCTGAAATGCCAGCAGGTACAAGACCTGAAGATTATGCTGCAGCACAAGAAAAAGCAGATAAACAACTAGAAGGAATTTTGGAGAGTTACGATTATGGAACTACAAATACACCTGATGATATTTATAATTATACTAATAGAGCTAATTCAATGTATGCTTTTAGTAAAGGTGGAATAGCAGAAGTAAGAAAATTTAGTCAAGGTGGTATTAATTATTTACCATCAAAATTTGATCACGATGAAAAAGATTACAATAACTACGTAAGAGCAGAAGGATACGTAGAAGATGGCACAGGTAATGGAGATAAAGATACAGATACAATCTTAGCTCAATTAGCTGATGGAGAATTTGTTTCAAGAG